AATGAGTGGTTAGGATTTAATTATAAGAGTTATTTGAAAAGCATTGAAGATTTTATTGATAAAGATACATTTGAATTGGCAAAAGCATCAACTGTGTTAGAAGCCACTGCAGGCAAATTGACTGAAGCACAAGTAACTACATTCAAAGGAATTTTAAAAAATGGATTTATTGAAGGTGACAGTCTTGATAAAATGGTTGCCAAAGTGGATTCTAATTTGGGTTTAAAAGATTTGTTAAAAACAGAAAATGGTAAGATTGTTAAAAAAGATGGTGAACCTGTTTTGTTAAGGAGCAAAGAAAAAAGAGGAGAGCTATTAGTAAGGACTGAAGTTACTAGAGTTGCTAATGCTGGAGCTATTAATCATTTTAAAGAAGGAGGCATTAAAGAAATCCGATGGGTTGCATCTGCTGGAACTAGAACATGCGAAATCTGTGCTAGTTTGGATGGAAATGTTTATGACATTGATAACCATCCAGCAATACCTGTACATCCTATGTGTAGATGCATGGTTGTGCCGGTTTCTAAGAAAAAATAATATGAAAAAAAGACCAACTTGTGCAATTGAAGGGTGTAATAATCCAGCATTAATTTTATTTGGAGAAGAATGGATTTGTGGAAACTGTTTGGTTAAATATGATAGGAAAATGAAAGAAAATAATTTTGAAAGGATGCAAGAGGTGTTAAAAGATGGTAGTTAGAATTTGCCCAAGGTGCCAACAAAGATATATTGTAGACCCTCATTGCGAAGATTTTGTTCATGAATGTAACTCAAAAAATGCAACATTAGATAATGAAGATGTAGTTGTGGTTGGTGATTGGGAAGATTATACAGGAAGTGGAATTGTTAATAATGCTTTATTACAAGGAACTGAAAATGAATTATTTGGAACAAGAGCAGATATTGAAGGCGAGGATGATGAGCCGGTTACAAATAGAGGAAATAGAAAATCCACAACAAGAGTAAGGCAGCATTTGCATTTTATAAATTTAAAGGGAGGTAATTAAATGAAAAAACTAGATATAATGAATAGTCGAAAAGATGAGCAATGGGAAATGGTAAATGGAAAAGTTCAAAGAGTTATCCCTGAAAAAGTTGAAGGTCCAATTGTTAGTCATGGCATTAAAGAAATAATAATTTCTACTGATATTAAAGAGAAGGAGAATAAAAAATCGAAAAAGAAAATATTAATGAAAAAGTAGAAGTGAATGTTGTTGAAACTCCTGATGAGAAGGAAGAAAGAATAAAAGATATTTCATTTAGTATGAATACTATGGGCTCTGGAAAAGCATCTTATATTACTCCAAAAATAAATGGAGAATTAGAAGGAGTATTTGTTCTAACAGAGAAACAAATTGCAGTAAATATATTTTTGGGAAATACAGATATTTTAGTGTTTGCAATTAATAGTATACAAGGACAAAATTATATTCCTGTCAGATTAGGAGTTGTTGATTGCGAAGGAGTTGGATTTAGAGACGCCCATACAAAATGGATGCTTAATGATAGTTTAAGAGTTGAAATTAAAGGTCCATTTAATAGTGAAGTGTCATTTAAGATGAGGTATTGCTAATGGCGAATGGCCAGACAACTATTTTAGGAAGTTCAACTGATGCAGATGATTATCGATATCAGATGGATGTAACTTCTGAAGGAGCCGTGCCTATTTCTGGCACTGTTAATGCTGTTCTGTAAAGATTCTATCTTATATAAATTAATTCTATGTGTTTATATAAGATTTAATATTAATATATTCATAGAATTTAAAAATGGTAAACATAATTACTAAAAAATCTGCAGTTCCAAAAAAGAATTGGAAATTAATTGAGTTTTATACTCCTATTAGTGAAGCAGTAATGACTGGAAATGACTTTATGATTAGAGGTACAGCCATTAATGAAACCACAACAAGAAATGGAATTACTTATATTGCATCTGAATTAGAATCAGCAGCTCCTTCTTTTAGAAATAAACCTATTCTTGTTGACCACTCAGCTTCTATAAAAGACATTGTGGGTAGGACAACTGAAAATGTACAATTTGATTCTTCTAAAAAGTCTATAGAATTTGAAGCAAAAATTATGGATTCAAAAATAAAAGAAATGATTAATGATGGAAGGATTACTGATGTTAGCATTGGAGCAAGTGTTAAAGATTTACAAAAAAATGAAAAAAATGGTTCTGTAACTGCAGTTGGATTAGAAGGAATGGAAATTAGTTTGGTTGCAGTTCCTGGAGATCCAGGAGCAAATTTAGCAAATGCATTAAGTGAGTCTTTTGATTTAAAAGAAATGCAAATGAGGGTAGAAAATATAGAAGACGTTGATATCGAACTAAATATTGAAAAGGAGGATAATATGGAAGAAGCGGAAAAGGATGTGCCACAAGAAGAGGAAGTTGTTGCTGAACCTACAGAAGAAAAAGTTAAAGCTATTAATGTTGAAACTGTTAAGATAGACATGACAGAGACAGACAAAAGAATTGCAGCTTTAACAGACATGGTAGGAGCATTAGCAAAGAAAGTCACTGAGCAAGAAGAAACTCCAGCTCCATCTGCAGAGACAGAGGAAGATGAGATTCCAAAAACACCAGTAGAAGATGAAACCCAAGGTGAAGTTGGAAACGATGAAGAAGAGTCTGAAGCAGTTGAAGAAGGACTTGTCGTAGAAAGAGCTGAGATAGGAAAAGGTTTTCAGATCTACAGAGACTACTCAAATGATACTGGCAAATTCAATAGACTATGCAGATAAATTTACAATTTCTGAAAGGAGGTTATAAGAAAAATGGCAGTTAATCCACTAGGATACCAAAACATTACGGATGGAGGTACACCTAGGATTATAACAGGTTATGCTAAAGAGAGTATTACCGAGGGTCAGTTGTTAGGAGCATCAGGAGCAGCAGGTGTTGTTACAAGCGGAACAGCAAGTTTTGCAACCACAGATATTGAATTATTCAATACTGCTGGTAGTGAAAATTTTGTTGGAGTCGCGTTACACGATGCAGCAAGTGGAGCACCTTTATCATTTGCAACAAGAGGAGCATTTCTTTTGGAAGTAAGTGGAACAATTGTTCTTGCAGGTCACAAAGTGGGCTGTAACCAAGATGATGAAGTAATTGAAGCCGGTTCTTCAGTTGTTGGAGCACCAGGAACGCACATCATTGGAAGAGCATGGACTACAGGTAGCGAGGCAGATTTTGTTGTTGTCGATATTCACGGTTAAAATGGTAGAAAATATGAAATATGTTAAAGAATTGTTAAGTACAGGACTTGGTACAGAAGGTCAACTTTTAATACCACGAAAGATTCATGATACTTTGATTGAAGAAGTAGATAAAAATCTTATACCCAGAAGTGAGGCAGCATTATTATTTGGACCAGCAGATATTCCAGGATCTAGTATTGATGTAGATACTGTAGACCCTAACACAATGGATGTTAGAGTTGTTGGTGAAGGAGCAGAGTCTCCAATTGACCAACCGGGATATTCTTCATTCAATATGAAACCAATCAAGTATGGAGTTGCAATTAGAATTACAGCAGAAATGCTTGAAGATAGCAAATGGAATTTACTTCAACATAGCATAAAGACAGCAGGAAAACGATTTGCTGAAAACGAAACAAGTTTAATTATTTCTGATGCATTAGACAATGCAACAAATACTGTAGCAGGCGGTGCAGCAATTACAATTGCGAACATTACCAGAGCAATGCAGTATTTAGATGATTCAGATTATACTCCAACCACATTTTTTGTGGGAATGGCAGTTTTGAATGATTTAAGAAATATTGATACTTTTGTTGAAGCAAATAAAGTTGGTAATACTGATATGCTTAAAAGAGGGTTCTTAGGAACTATCTATGGGCTTAATGTTATCAAGTTTTCAACAAATGCAGCACCTTCAAGTACATATAGCAATTATGCTTATGTAACAGACAAGATGCATGCTTATGTTATCGCTGAGAAAAGACCAGTTACAGTCCAGAACTTTGATTTACCTGTAAATGATATGAGCGCAGCAAATATCACACAGAGAATTAAAGTTAGGTACTTACGTGCAACCGCAATAGCTAAGATTACAACATCTTAATTTTAAGGTTGTAAGTAAAATATAAACCACGCAGTTTTGAGAAACCTGCTGTAATCAAAAACCTCAAGCCGAAAGGCAAAGTCGTAAGACTATAAATTAAATAATAAAAATGGAAGAAAAAAATAAAAATAATAGAACTGAAAGGAGGGCTAAATAAAAATGACAACAGGAAGTACAGTTTTAGGAACAGTTCAAGGACTAGCTCTTGGCTTAGGTGGAGGAGGAGTATCAGGGCTTGATATTGGAAAAATTGTTAATGTATGTGGAAATCCAACCGGAGTAGTTACTGGAGTGCCAGAATCAGGCGTAGCTTGGGATGGAGAGAATTCACAACATTATATGTTTTTAGCATCAACTGATACATGGGTAAAATTAGGATCTGTTGCTTAATAGTAACATGGTAGCCGAAAATGTATTTGTAAGTTTCTCTGGAGCAACTATTGAAACTGGAAGTAGAACAGCACAACTTGCAATCTTATGTGGAATTTCAGGTACAACTGCCATTCCAGTAATGGTTAATGGTGCCGGAGCAATAGTTACAGTCTAAATTTACAATGGTAACATTGAATAATGTAGGAATTGGTAGCATTATATTAAATCAAATTGAAAATGTCCCAGCTTCAATTAGTGGAGCACCTCTTTGGAATATTGTGGATAATGAACGATTTAATGCATCAAATCAAATTGGTGTTTCAATAAGTGCAGATATTCCAGAGATTTATCAGCCAGCTATTATAAGTTTATCATCTTCTGCAGTGGTAGGAGTTATGGAACTTCAAGGTGCAGATGCTAGTAGTATTAAATTAGGAGATTTTACTATCAATAAAGGTGGACAAAGCAATACTTCAACTACAGCACAAAGTTTACGTGAAGATGGATTGACTAAATTAAATAATTTAGGAATATCTTTCGAATATTATAAATCAGTTTAAACATGGTAAACAAATTACAAGGCTGTGCATATGGTCAATTGACAAATCAAAAAGTTATGGATTTAAAAGAAAGTGTAAATGCTGGATTCAAAAGAATAGAAACTGAATTAGTAAACATAAATAATAAACAATCAGAATTGTTTAATCATATGTCTAATAGAATTCCAAAAGGAACAGTAACTGTTTGGTGTGCATTGATTGGAGTCATTTGCACATTAATAGGAGTTTTGGGAAGCTTTATTATAGCGGGAAGAATAAATTAAAAATGGTAAAATTAAAATATATTGGAACACATCAACCACAAGGTATGATTATTGAAGTTGAAGAAGCTGATGTCAAAACCTTTTTAGATAATAGTGAATATAAATTATTATTTAAATTGCCCACTTTAAAAAAGGAGGTAGTGGTTAATGGCATTCGCAAATCAGCTAATTAGTGATTTTAATCAGATATTACAATATGGAGAACAAGTAAGATTCAAGTATTATACACAGAGTCTTACTGGAGAGTATGATGATGATATTATATTAACTCAGTCAGGGACAGATTATTGGACATCTGGTTTTTCACAGCCTATTAAGTCTAATGAATATACTTCAGAAGGAGTTCTTTTACAACAAGGAAAAATTTTTTTTGATGATAAGAAATTATATGTCGATGGAAATGTTCCAACATCAAGTCTTTCCCAAATAAAAGTCGGTTTAGGTAGTCCTGTTTCAAAAGAATATCAGGTTTTGGGTGATAATCAGATTACAGCTTGGGAAGTTAATGGAACACCAATTTATAAGAAGCTTTACATAAGATATTTAAACACCGGTAGCTTTATAGGAGAGTAAGATGCTATCAATAATAATACCTTCAAGAAATGAGATGTTTTTAGAAAAGACAATAAGAGACTTATTAGCTAAAGCTAGTGGAGAGGTTGAGGTTATTGCTGTATTGGATGGATATTGGCCTCTTGTGGAAGAAATAGTTGATGACCCACGAGTTATTTATTTACATAAAGGAATTTCTGAAGGGATGCGAATGGGAATTAATTCTGGAGTTGCTATTGCTCGTGGAGAATATATTATGAAGATAGATGGACATTGCATGGTAGATAAAGGATTTGATTTAGAACTTATTAAAGTAAATCAGGATAATTGGGTCCAAGTTCCAACACGAAGAAAACTAGATGCAGAAAATTGGTGTAGTGTTACTAGTGGAAATCGAGATATGAATTATATGTTTTTATCATATCCTGAAGATCCTAATGAAAGAGGAGGAGTTGGATTGCATGGTAAAAAATGGGATGAAAAAAATTCTGATAAAAGCTTACGAAATGAAAAAATAGTAGATTTAATGTCAGCACAAGGTTCTTGTTATTTTATGAAAAAGTCTTATTTTGAAGAACTTGAATTATTAGATTATATAAATTATGGACCATTTGGTAGTGAATTTCAAGAGGTAGGATTAAAATGTTGGTTAAGTGGTGGACGAGTTGTAAGAAATAAGAATACAGTTTATTATCATTTGCATAAAGGAAAAAAATATGGTAGAGGATATTATTTAAATAATAAAGATATGAAAAAAGCTAATGATTTTACAAACAAATGGATAACTGGTGGTGTATGGCCGAAACAAACAAAGCCTCTTAAATGGTTAATAAAACATTTTTGGCCTATTCCAACTTGGACTGAAGAAAATTATGAAAAATTATTTGGAGAAAAATTCAATGAAGAGTAGGATAGATTTAGCAAAATTTTTTAATGAAAAAGGATTTAAGAAAGGTGCGGAAATAGGAGTTGCTGATGGTAGATATTCTCAAATACTATGCAAAGAAATTCCTGAATTAGAATTAAAATGTATTGATG